CATAGCCGCACTCGCTACTTTAAATTTAGCAGGATCAAGTTCCTGTGCTGATTTCATTACTTGAACAAGTATTGCAACTGCTGCTGCCATCATTAATAGACCTTTACCAAAGTTATTACCTTTCTTACCTAGTAAAGACCCTACTAATGATATACCTGATGCTAATAATGTTAATGTTAATATCAAAGCTAAGTTCTCTTTAATAGCATTATTTATATCAGCATAATGATACTTAGTTATCTCTTCGAGCATTGGTAATACCATTTTGAATGATAAAACTAATGCTATTAATCCAACAGCCGAGAATAGACCAATACCTTTTGCTGCAAATGCTAATGCGGACAAGCCAACCATTAACACTGTCAATGAACTTACTATTGACTGTAATTCTTCTGGAGATTTATCTAAATCTGCTAATTTCTTTAATGAATTGACCATCGAAGAAACACTTAATGCAAAGGCAACAAGTATCAAAGCATCTTTAGATAATCTTGGAGCAAGTTTTGAAAGAGTTATAGATATTACTACTAATCCTGCTGAAATTGTAGCTAAAACTGCCAAACGCTCCCATATTCCATCAGTTTCAACTTCGTTTAGCATTTTCATTGCTAAAGTCAGAACTAATATCGATGATGACAATGTCAATAATCCAATTCCTAAAGAATTTATATTAGACATTCCTCTACTAAAGACCATCATCGATTTATTTAATTTACTAGATGCTATTGCAAGAACTAGTAATAAACCTGATAATACTGTTACTACTCCAACGCATTCCCATAATCGATTAGGATCTATTTTATTGGCTAATACGTAAAGAGAAGCAGTTAATATAGCTATTGAAGCTGCTATCTGAAGTAATGAAACTTTTATAACTCTAGGTTTTGCAATTCTATCTTTTAACGCGTCAAATAATTCGGTCGTAGATGTTATTAATTTTGGAATACCTTTAAAAGCATTACTAAATCTGTAAATTGCCAATGTTACAGCAGCAACAAAACCTAAAAGAATTATTCTTACTGGATTAATTCTTTTAACAGTTTCAATAAGTAAAGCAATAAAAGTTCCTAATGTTTTACCTACTGACTTTATAAGATTTCCAAAACCATTAAAGAAATTCGTTAACTTTCCATCTGTAGTTGTAAGACCTTTTAATTTATCTTTTATTGAAGATATAACTGAACCTAATCTATCAAATATCGATTTTAATATTGGTATATTTTTTAAAGCATCTATAAAAGATAAGAGAGTTTCTTTTGCTACTATTATAGCTGCTTTAAATCCATTAACACCGGATTTTACAAGTTTCTTAAATGAACTAACTATTGTTGCTGCAATTGTGCCTATAAGTTTTACAAATGCTACTATTCCGCTTATAGCAAATATAACAGCTGAACCTAAAACTTTAAATACTGTCGCAAGTCCATTAACAACAATAGTTAATACTTTAGAAGACTTACTAAATATGTTTATGTTATCAAGAAATTTAACGAAACTTGATAATACAAACATGATAATACTTACGAATAACTGGAGTCCTTTTCCTAAGTAATTTAAAAGTTTAGAACTTTCAATACTTTCCTTAGTAAACTGAGTCATTTTAAGAGTTAAACGACCAAGTGCTCCACCAATTTCCAATACAATATCGAATAAACTTCTTGCGGGATTTATCATTGGAAACAATGTTTTTAATATTGTCTTTAAAATTGTTCCAAATAAATCTACTACTGAATATAAACCGATAAATATATCTTTAATATTTTCAAGCTCTCTTGTTGTTGGCGTTAACCACTCGAATAATGCTTTTATATAATTACTTACTTTAACAAGACCTGCTGCTTTTTCCCATGGCTCTTTTCCAAAGAAATCAAACCATGCATCTTTTACAAAGTCTATGGCATTTCCTATATTTTCAAAAGCTTTATATAATCCATCTAAAAGTACTTCTCTACCACCAACTGCTTTCCAAAGCCTAAGCATTTCATTTCTGGCTTCAGATCCAGAAGCAAACAAATCCCAAAATACTTCGCAAAGATCTGAGAATAATTTCACGGCTTCTTGATAGTTACCAAATATATACTCAAATGTTTTCATCCAACCAGTGGATACAGCATCCTTTGTAGCATTGATGACATCAGTAAATGTCGTTGCCTGCTGAGCAGCTTTAAATGCACTTAAAGAAAGTTCGTATTCTTCAGAATTAAGAACATCAAGATCAGCTGCAAACTCTTCTGCTGCAACACCGGCATCCTCTAATTCCTTAGCTATAACGCTTATGTCAGAACCACTTTCTTTGTATTTATCAAGTAATCCGAGAATGTCAGTGGCTGTAAGATCATATGAATCAGCCATCTCATGAAGTTTCTCAGTTGCTTTCTCATACTCATTTAAAGCGGATGTTAATACATTATTTGTAAACCAACCTTCTGATAATGATTCACTGAATGCTTCTGCGGTAACTTTCGTTCCTTTAGCTATTGTTTTATATGTACCATCAGCTTCTTTCTTAAGAGTTCCTAATTCAACTGCAGTCTCTAATACAGTCTTCTTGAACTCCATTGTAGCCATGTTACAGTTTTCGATTGTTTTCCAATCTATCAGCTTAACATAACCAACACCGATTGCCTGTGCAAGATTATACATTGCTCTTGAAGCAGTAGCAGCATTTGCACCAGACATTGCAGCCCAAGTAGCAATACCCTGCATTGACTTTGCTGCTGTATTAAGATCAACACCAGCAGATGTAAACTTACCTATATTACTTACCATATCGGTAAAGTTATAAGAAGTTTCATCAGTAAACCAGTTAAGTTCATCTAGTTTTTCATTAACAACTGCCATCTGCTGAGCAGTATCACTAAACTGAGTACGTGTCGCAGACATAATAGTCTTTACAGATTCTGTCTTTGACTCAAATTTAGACCAGCCATCATTTAACTGACCTATTGTTAAATTTTTTATTAAAGCTTTACCGGCATTAACAGCAGAATTAGTAATATTAACTAATGCTGTCACAGCCATCACTTCAAGAGCTGAGAATTTATTAGTGACAGTCTCGGTAGCTGTGGCTAAGCCGGACATATCTACTTTTGATACTTCTTTTCCGATATTCTCAAGTCCAGTAGATAGTTTATTAAAGTTTAATGCTTGTTTAAGTTTATCGAGAGTCGACATACTCTCTCTGACACCAGACTCAAACTGTCGGTTATCAAATTTCATCTCGACGACTCTTTGGTCAACTGTAGTACTCATCCGATAACCTCCTTCCAAGCATCTCTTGCTAATTCGTCAAATATGGGTCTAAGTGCTGGATTAATATAATCTATTCCTTCTACCCACCCTCCATTTTTGGTTGCATGACCATACTGAAGTAGTATTGCTACATTACATCCTCCCTCAATATCTGAGTTAGAAAATATCAATTTAGCCACGCCTTTTTCGTGCTCAATTGTATAATACCAAGACCTTGAAGCAAGTCCAGTATCCATTGGAGTAGCATCTTGTAATGCCTGAACACCTAATTCTCCATAATAATTAAGTTTTCCATAATCAACTTTTTCAAGGACTCTTTCAAAAAATCCATTTAATTTCTTGAAATCGCCTCTAGCATGAAAAGTTACTACGCTCATAACTCATCATCCTTTCGAATGCCAAGCCTTTCTACGAGCTTCATTTAATGAAGCATTCCTCCTAAGAATATCAGCTTTCTTCATCTTCTTAGGGTTATTCTTAACATTACATATCTTGATTAAGGTTAATAATCTATTCAGATGCCATTTCTGACATTCAAAAGGTATCTGTAAAGTTATCATCCAATAATATATCAATTCCGATGTTATTGTATCTTTTGCTTTTGCTTTGCCTTCTTTATTATTACCGATATCAACATCATATATATTAGATGCTGTATGCGGATTCTGAATATAATCACTAACCTCTTTTAAATTGTCTTGTGTTAAACAATAATAAACATTTGGGTCGACATTTGGAGTTACTGTCATGCAACGAATGTAATCTATTGTCTCTTCGTTGCTTCTAGAATCCGCTCCAAGGAATGCTTTACACCATTTTGATTCCCATTTTGATAAAGACACTAGAGAATGCTCCAGTGTCAACACCGTATCCTTAGTGTTTATGAATTGGTCTGTTGCCTCGTCATAGAACTCCTGTCCTGGTATTGTTATCTGGAGCATCTCACCTCATGCCTCCTTATTTATTATTGATTGCGGCTATTGTAGCCGGTGTTTCCTTAACCTGTCCTGCAACATCCTTAGGAATTACACCATTGATGAACTTTGTAGCTGCATCTGCATCTGTTGCAAGTTTCATGAATAATTCTGAGTAAGCCTCAGACTGCTCGAAAGAATCTCTGATTTCCTGGTTCTTTATGAATCTCTTTCCATCATCAGATTTTTCGCCGTAAGCTTTAAGAATAATTGCTTTGAAGAGTTCAATAATCTCTTTACCATTCTGTGAAGATATAATCTTCTGGATTCTCTTCTCAAGACCACCTTCGGTAGAAAGCTGCATCTCCATAAGTTCAGCTTTGTTAAGATTGAAGTAGAAATCTTCTTCTCTCTCGTTACCTTCGTAATCTGTATACTTAATAGTCTCTTTTAACATAATTTTAATCTCCTTTCAATTCTTACCTCTGTTAAAAATTTTAATAAATACAATTAAAGGCGGCCAATAGCTTGCCAACTAAAAGCCGCCTAAAATTATTAAACTGATCAACCAGCTGATACAGTAAGTGTTTCAACAACTTCAGCAGGAAGAGGAAGATAAGGATCTGTTCCTTCTTCCTGTCCTTCCGCATTTGTTCCGAAGAGCTTATTCTCAAGATCAGCAAGTGCTTTCTTCTGTTTCTCTGTTGTGAACTTTGTAGAATCAATTACAATTCTTGAAGCAGGATTGTAATCCACTCCATTAATTCTGCCGATAGTAACAGGTGTAGTTGTGATTTCCCATGAGAATGCAATTGCCTCAGGTGAATCATTAACTGTCTGATACTGAGCCTCTGAAGGAGAAGCCTTGCATCCGTAAATCAGATGAAGCTTATATCCCTTAGCATCGCCTTCTGTATCATTACCAATAATTGTCTTGAAGCAGAATCCGAATGTTTTTCTTGTCTGCTGTCCAACATAAGCACCTGCTATAAGTTCTGCTGTACCATCACAAGCTTTGAACTCATCAGGATATGTGTAAGCCTCAATTGTAGCACCGAACTCCTCTGCTGAATACAGGTTAAGGTAATTTATGTTATCTGCATAAATCTTGTTAGCTTCTGCACCTGAAGGTGACTCAGAAACTGATGAAAGACCGTTCCAAGCTACACCAGGTCCATATGCTTTTGTAGGATCTGATGCAGCACTGTCATAAGGATAGAGAACGCCCTGGTTGACACCTGTCTCGTAGAACTTCTCACCGGTCTGGTCCCAAAGTAATCTAGCCATTGTTTATTTCCTCCTAAATATAAATGGTAAAAGCATAATGATTTAAGTTATCTTTTGCATAGGTTCTGTCTAATGATGATTTTGGAAGTTTAAGCAACTTCATATATACATCATTATCTGGCTCTTTATGAACTAAAGTAACGGCCATTCTATCATCTGCTAAATATAAATCATTATTGGCTCTTGACGTTTTAATCTTATCTAGCTTGTAGATAATTGCAGGGTATTTAATTTTCAAAGATTCGGGAGGCTGAAAATACACATTCCTAGAGCCCAAAATATCACATAAAACTTCGTGAAATTCCTCTCTACTCATTGTAAAGCCCTCCCATTGTAAGTATGAGTCTTGGACGCTGGATTTCAATACTATTTACTTTCCATTTAGCGCCCATAAACTCTATATACTTAATGTTACTAAAATGCTCATAGGCAAACGCATCAGCAACAATACTGATTTCAGCAGAGTAGGCCTTATCATCATTCAACCCTTCGCCAACCTGCCATTTGCTCATTTTCTTACTAACATCACCGTAATAGTTTTTCTTAACTATATCTTCGGTCCATACACCTGGTCGGGTTTCTGTAGTGGTCAAATAGCCTACCTTGCCATAAAATTTACCCATTTTGAATTTTTCTCCTTAGATTATTCGGCAGCTGCTGCAGCCCACTCTGTAACTGTTACAGTAGAGCTTACAAGATCAACTGTTGAAGCCTTGTTTCCAGAAACCTTAATAACCTCAAGGTAATCTGTTGCTGACTGTCCAACGATAGCTACAAGAACACGGCCGTTCTTGAATGCTGCTACAAGGTCAGCTTCTGCAATCTGAGTCTTAGAAGCGCCTGTTCCGTCATAAATCTTAGAATCTGATGTATCACCGTAAACTACGAATGCAGCTACGTTCTTACCTTCAGCGGTCATATAGATCTTATCCATGATTTTATACTCCTTAAATAATTATTGATTTGCATAGTAGCTTACTAAGCAATTAATGCTGTTCAGCTACTATACAAGATTGTTAACTGTTACTTACAATCAGCCTGCGTTTCCGTTAGCCTTAAGTACGATTGCTGAGTAAGGTCTTGTAAGGGCACCAGACTGTCTCTCCTCGATGAGGTACTTGTTCTGGTTGTAGTCGATATCGAAATCATCGAAGAAGCTCTTCTTACCCTGATTCTTAATACCAACATTGTAATCTGCAAGGTCGAGCATTACTGCGTATGTTCCAGCGCCAATGATAGATGAAGGAACCTTAACGATCTTGCTTACACCCATTGCACCAGCAAGCTCTGACGGTGTCTTGTAAAGTCTGTGACCAAACTTATCTTCCATGAGCATAAGCTTAGAAGCCTGCTTCTGCTCAACAAATGCAACAAGGTTACCAGATCCCTGATAATCATCCTGTGCAAGTACGGAAGCTGTTACGATAGCATGCTCAAGAGACTCATCCTGTGCAGGTACAACTGTCTTCTTAATTGTGAAGAGATCCTCATCCTTTGCAGCAGGAATAATGTGAGTCTCATCAACCTTATCATCATCTGCAGTTGAACGTCCATCACCGAAGATGTAAGCGCGAGCCTTCTCCTCGTCAAACTTGATGTTCATCTCTTCCTTGATCCAAGGAATTACATCGAAATCTGCATCAGCAAGGTCGTCCTTGTCAAATTTCTGTTTCTTGTAGATTGTTGTAGGAGATACTGATCTCTTAAGAAGCTTGAATACCTCTTCCTTCTTATAGTGACCCTTGATGTATCCCTTTGCTCTTGCCTCGTCCTCTGTGATGTCAGCGAAAAGCATTTTGATGTTTGCGAAAGGTGTGTTGTGTACACCACTCATGATTACGCCAACCCAATCGTTGGGATGTGTGTTGATGAACTGAGGTGTAGTTGTATAACTCTTATCATCGGGCTTAATAAAGTCGATGTTCTCAATTCCATACTCAGCAGCATGCTCAAGGAATGCATCTCTAAGAGATCCGCATCTCTTGCCCTCTTTCATAATTGTGTTAAGACCATCATGAACGAGTGTATCATCATTCTGCTCTTCTGATTCAAATACATTGTGCTTCATCTGTTCGTCCTCCTCTTTGGAACTTTTATTCTTTTCTTCTGCGTCAGCGATTGCCTGACCGATTAAAGCATAAACAACTGTCTTCTGCTCGTCATTGAGAGTATCGAATACATCCTTTACTGTCTTCTCAGAATCAGCAGGTGCCTTCTTTTCAATCTCAACTTCAGTTTTCTTTACTTCTGCCATTTCTTTCTTCTCCTCTTCAGGTTTGGTTTCTTTTGTTTCTGGCTTCTTTTCATCAGAGTCGGTTTCGGACTTCTTTTCCTCTTCCTTCTCTTCAGGTTTTTCTTCAGACTCCTTATCGTCGTCCTCTTTCTTTTTGTTATCTTTTTCCGCATGGGAAATATAAATTTCCTCTACGTCATTATAGATCTCGGCTGACTCGATTTCGTCCTCGTCTGAAATATCACTATGTCTAACCTGCTTCTCAACGATGCAAGCTCCAGGATTTGCTCCTGCAAGCACGAGACTAACTTCACAAATCTTGCCATGCACAACATCGCGAGAGTTGGTCTGTTTAAGCTGGTTAGCATAGATACTAAGAGAACCTATGTCACCATGCTCCACAAGAAGTTTCGCATTCTGTCCAGCTTCTGTGTCATTGAATGTTCCATAAGCATAGACACCCTCTTCTCTATTTTCAAGCAGAGCATGACCGAGAACATTCTGTGCATCTTTGTGGTCGTGATTCCAAACTAAAGGAACGGTCTTACCATCCTGGTCTATAAAGGCGTTTTTACGGATTGTACGGCCATCAGAACATCTTAAGTTGTTCCTTGTTGCCCATCCACCAAAATCATACACCATTTTGATTTTTCCTCCTTAGTTTAATTTCTTCTAAGAGTCGATCAATCGTTGCTTCAGGTGCTTCTCTATCAGCGACCATTTGCGCGTTTTCTTCAGGAATTGGATTACCATCAATGTCAATATGATAGTCATCCTTTGAAGGTGACAGGTTCTTATTTCTAAGCTCGTCAGCTCCAGGATCTCCAGCAGGACGCATTCCAACGATCTGTCTGAGCTCATTAGAAGTCAATATCTCATTACGTGTAAACTTGTCTGCAATCTCAGCAATCTGAGTAACAGGAACAAGCTTGAATGGATCTCTGTAAAATTCTATCGACTGTTTCTGACTTCGAGCAGTCTTTGATAAGAATTTTCGTTTCATTTCGTCAGTGATTGCCGAGAGAATCGGTTCAACAGTTCTTGAATAGTAATTATTCATTATCTGATCACTGGCTGTACCGTTTAAAATTTCGGTTGTTATACCTAACTGAGAGTAAATCATATCTGTAAGATACTGAATCTGATTCATTAAATTATTATCTAATGATCTATTCAACTGAGTTACATGCTCAGTGGCATCTGTATACGCAATACCATACTTAGAATTAGCTAACTGATCTTCGATAGTCTTTCTACGATTTTCAGCCTGCTGTTTCTTAGCTTCGGTCTTGGTTAAATAAGGTAACTGAATAATTAAATCTAATTTACCAGCTCCAGACTGTTCATCGATTGCATCCAATAGATTTAATTTTCTTATAAGTCGCTGCATAGTAGAGTTTGGTTCATTCATTACTGAATAGAACGGGTTTTCTATTATACATACAACACTTTTTGGAAGGGTTATCGTTTCTTTCTTTCCAGACTTCTCATTATAGACTTCCATCTTAACAGCATCTGGGAACCATGAAACTATATGTCCAACTCTCATCTTTTCGATGTCTATTGTTGCAGATTTCTTCGGATCTATTTTTGTATCCGTAGGGACAACTGCTACACATCCCTCGTCAAGTAGAGACATGACAATATCTTGTATAAAGGCTCTTCCTGTCTGGTCCATGTTGGCACTAACAGATAAGCACTCATTGAGTCCTGAATCTATTATTTGCACATAGTTACCATTATCATCGACCCTTACGTGCTTAATATCAACAGCAGCTGCATCCATAGCAATTCTGTTGTATATGGCATTTATTATAGATCGTTCATTACCTCGAGTGAAGTGTGGACGATCGGGTCTATACCAACCATACGATACCTCATTGTAATAAGTTTTCGTTGGCGTTGGGTCTTTATTCATAAAGGCATTCCAAGCATGTTGGAGTCTATCTGTAAAATTTCCCATTTTGAATTTTCTCCTTTTAGTTTTCATCCTTGGATTTTAGTATAAAAAATTCCATAATTTACTCCAAATATTTTGCTCTATTATTATAATATTTATCTGGATTTGTTAAGTATAACTCATATTCTTTATCGATTGCATATGTATTTTTATCTTTTTGTATTTTTGTTCCTTTTATGGATTCTAAGAATTTATCATCATACTTACCATTATTTGGACTCTTATAGTCTTTAGGAGTAGTTTTCTTATACTGTATTTTTAAACCTTTACCTGCTTTTGCATTTCCAACATTTCCACCTTGAATTTTTAATGTATAAATTGAGGCCTTTTCAGCAAGTGTTTGAGGTTTAACTTTTCCAGTGTTTAAATCAACTGTCAAAGCTAATTTATCCATGGATTCTTTTGCTCCTTCTTCTCCTAAATACTGACTCATGAATGTTCTTAATTCTTTTTCATATTTTTTCGAAGTTTCGCCATAATCTTCTATTAATTTAATAACATCTTTATCCATGTACTCTTTAGCAGTATAAAATTCTCCAGCTTCTACAGTCTTTTGAATGTCTTTTCCGCTAAATAATGCATCTACAGCATTAGAAGCACCAGTGGTCTTTTTAGCATAATCCTGAGCACCAGCTGAAATTTCATCCATGGTTCTACTTAATTTACGTTTTGCACCATAAAGACTCTCGCCGTTATTTCTTTTAGTAAAATCTTTATCAAATTCGTTTATTACTTTATCAAACATTAAATCAGTTTCAAATGCGCCTCTATAATTTTCAGAATCATGTTTCTTTAATTTTTTAACCAATTTGTCTCTATGTTTCCTGCCAGCATCTGTAAGAGAACCATCTTCATTCTGGTATCTTCTAATACCCCATTTCATTCCTAGAATTCCGAAATGATAAAGTTCATCGTTCTTTATTAAAATATAGTTTCCCATTTGCTCTCCCTCTTAAATTTCATGATTATTTAAACTGCTTTTTATACTCTTCTGCATCTTTCTCAGCCTGTGATTTGGCATCAGCAAGATATTCGGAATCTAATTTAAAGAACTCTTTTCCTGCTATTAATGCACCTATTATACCGAATGAACGATGAGCCAAAGCCGTTTTTACAAACTCTTTTGCATATGGTTCGAATTTATCCTTATTCTGCATAATTTCATCAAGCCTTATATTTGTTTGGTAACTTATCCATTTATTTAATAATTTGTTAAACTGTTTAGAATCATGTAATTCTGAAGCATCTTTAATTTTTTGCGTTAACTTTTCTTGCTTAATCATTGAATTATAGGTTCGTCTATCAGCGATTTTAAGGAGATGAGCTTCATTATTAACCAACATTAGTTTTTTTGTACTCTTCTAACAGGATTTCTATATACGTATCTATCTCCTTCTTTTTTTAATATACTTATGCTTTCTCCACTTTGTTCCTTTAGCAGAATGTATTAAATATGAAGCCATTGTTTATGCCTCCATTAATTTTATTCAAAGGCTTCTTTATTATTCTTGTATGCCACGAAAGCATCCATCAATGCTGATACGTTATCGATCTTATCCTCATATCTCTTTTTAAGGAGTTTGCGGTTACCGTTTGTATCTTCTATGGTTATTGCATTACCCATAGTATAGCACATTAATTCTTCATCGAACAATAAACAACCTTCACTTGCTAATTTCTTTATTTCACCCAATGGAACTGATTCTGTACGAGCACCCTGTATAACTTTCTCTATGCCAAAAGGACCATTCTCTCTTTCCCATCTTTCCATAAATGCTTTTGCATTGTAAGGATCGTAACCTACAGCTGAGATGTCATACTGACACTGTTCAATGTATGTGTCAATGTCATCATATACATCCATCATATCGAGAATAGAACCCTCAAAGATTATGAGACTTCCTTCTCTCATAAACTCATCATACTTAAGACGAGTAGCTGCTGGTAACTTAGATAAAGTTAAGGAAGTAATGTAACTTCTAACCTTAACTCCGAAAGTACCGTTTCCAAGAGGGAATAGGAAAGTAAAGGCACAGAAGTCATCACCCTGCGATAAGTCGATACCGAGGGAACATGTCATCTGCCAGAAATCTAATTTTCTCTTCTGTGGAAGTGTCTCTTCATATGTGAAGTAGTATGTATAACCTTCCATAGGTATGCCAAATCTTTTGGCCAAAATATCATTTTTGTTTGCCGGTGCTTTTTCAGCTCTTTCTACATCGAGTTCATAAGTTTCATATGTTACAGTAAATCCAAGATTAGGATTCGCCTTTCTCCATATTCTCGGATCGTTCTTTCCGAGTTCAACTTCTTCAATGTCATCGAGTTTATACCACCAAATACTTACATGCGGGTTGTTATACTCACCCTTAAGTATTGATGCCAACTCCATTTTGATTGTATCGCCGACACCATTTCGAACTGTACCTTCTGATGATACAGCTATAATAAGGTAGTCGTCATTTTTAGAAGCACCCTGCTCAAGAGTACCTATAACATCTTCTCTGATGTCTCCAGAAAGCCACTCATCGACTGTGTTGATTCGAGAGTTGAGACCCTGAAGCTTATCGATAGTCATAGGTCTGATTTCGCAAAGAGAACCTGTTATGAAATTCTCAATACCTTTCTTTGTAGATACGAGTTTCTGTCTATTCATCTTCGAACCGGTGGTATTCTGTAATGAACCTTCTGTTAGAAACTTATACAGATCACCACGAGCACGAGTAATAGCGGTTCTCATTGGAGCTAATACTTCTTCTGCCTGTTTCATTGTAGGTGCTGTGTGTACTTGATGAGTAGTCGTTGTGTCAACGCTCAAGAAGTAACTCTGCATGTATGATTCATACTGAGACTTAGCAGCACCTCTCGCTATAATAAGATACTGCTTGTTAATGAGTCTCTTTTTAATCATTTGGTTTTCATAGTGACCAGTAATATTGTCATCCTGAACATATACTGTTCTTTCAACAAAGTAATACCAGCCTAAAACCTGTTCTCCCCACAATTTAAATGATTCCAGTAAACGTAAATCTGAGCCATCAGTGAGAGTTAGTTCGTTTTCACAGAACCTTATCCACCCTTCTACTGCGTCTTCGTCATAGTATACTCCAGGATGTTCAATCAGAGCATCTATTCTGTTCATCTCGGCTGAGATTTCTCTATTAACCAGTATCTTGCCACTGAGGACATCATCTCTAAATTTACCGTAGTATTTTGGTACTGCAGTATTAGATAATGCCATTTGTTTTTACCTCTTTTAAATATAATTTTAGCTTAATCTTGCTATTTCAGCATTAATTTTATCCCAATCGGATTGTGTCATATCAGAGCATTTCATTCCGGACATTCCTAGATTTTCTATAGCTTTATTAACATTCCACCATCCGCCGCCTTCTGTTGAATTTGGATCTATTTTAAATTTAGACATAATATCTTTTGATTGTTTTATACAATCCTTAGCATAATCTGTATATTTTTTATAATCATTCCATTCTAGCATTTCACCTTGATATACAGAAGTTAGTCCGGTTCCAAGTTCTTTTCTCATCATATCTCCGACTACTCTCCAGCCTAAATCTTTTGCTTTTCTATCGACTCCATATTCGTTTTTAAATGAAATATCACCAAATTTTTCCAATTCTGATTCCACTATTTTTTCACTATCTTTTCTTAAAGAATTATTAATTGTTGTATATTCTTTAACTAAATCCGAATATTTATCGTCAATATTTTTATCAAATGCATAAGCCGTATAAGCATTTATAGGTCCTTGCTGGCCGTCTTCATATACTCCCATATGTATAGCAGCTGCAACGTCATCTAATTTCAAAGAATCTTTATCACGAAAGCCGTTGTATAGATAATCCGCTAATTCCGAAGATGCTTCATAATAATATCTCACATCATCGTTGGATTCCAATTCATCAAACAAGTCATCACTTTCGGATTTTAATTCGTCTAATTTTTCTTTTTTAGATACTATACTTTGTCTTACTTCGTTTAATTTTGTTTTATCAAGTTCGAGTTTATCAAATATCTTATCGGAGTCATCTTCACCCCATCTTGTTTTATTCGAAATGTCGTATGCTTCTTTTAATTGCTGGGTTCTATGTTTCTTTCCAGCTGAAGTAAGGCTTCCATCGGCATTCTGAAACCTTCTAACTCCCCATTTCATTCCTAAAATACCAAAATGATAAAGCTCATTGGGTTTTACTAAAATATAGTTTTCCATTTGTTCTCCTTCTATTAGATTTTAGGATTATCTACTTTTATAGATGGTTCTATTTTCTAATGCATCATAGAAATTGTCTATGTCCATTCCTATAGAATATGAACTCTTTTTAAAAGTATTTTTATCAATTCCATACATTTCTGTATGATTTTTAGGTCCAGCTTCGACAAGATAATATTTATCGTCATAGTCTATTATAGTATAAACCGGAACTTTAAATAATGACTTTATTTTTTCTATCATTTTATAAGTCCCTCCTTCTTAAGATATGCATAATTAGGTTCGACATTATCCAATCTCATAAATTCAACACCATTTGTTTGTACTCTATTAAGAGGAGAATTGCTTGATGACAGGTTAGTATAAATTTTATTTGACTGGCCGTCGAGAATGGACATCTTTCCATCTTTAACTTCATATATCATGCTATGTCCACCTCCATATGTACCATTCCAATAAACCATTAGATTTCCTCTTGAATCGCCCTGAGATTCTATGGATTTTATAACATGATTTATATATCCTTTCGGGGTAAGTTCATTACTATATGACTGTTTAACATCAGATTCATTTAATTCGTATCCATCTATTTTATTTACTTTTCCTTTTGGATACCATTTCTTAAGATCTTCATTCGTAAATCCTCTATATGCTTTTCCAGCTGTTACATTTAAACCTCTTCTTCGTAAATCATATGACGTTGTACAAAGCATACAATTATTTTTACTATCTTGAGAAAAGTTATTAAATGATGGATTTACATATTCGAGGTCTTCTTTTTCCGTCATCTCTCTTGTTTTCTTATGAAAACCTGTTTTCTTATCGATCGGCGAATTTTCTATATCTTCTCTTATTCTTTTTTCTTTTCGGTATTTTATGCCTTTATCTATTCTATCTGCTGTAATAACTGCTGCCACAGGCAAAACATCAAAAAGCAAAGTAGTTGTTAAAAATGCCATTCCAGCAGAGCCTTTTTGCTTTTTATCATCTATTCTTCTTTGTCTACCAGCAGATGTTAATGAACCATCTTTATTCTGAAAACGACGAACGCCCCATTTTTGGCCTAATATACCGTGATGTTCAAGATAATTATCTGTTGTGATTGCTATATAATCCATAATTGCTCTCTCTCTCTTAGTTTTCAGACTTAGGATCAACAGCAACATTGAGTCTCCACTCAAGTTCTGCGATCGTGTTCTTGTATACTTCTGTTACAGTTGCACTTAGAGGTGGGTCGAACATTAACTTTACTTTCATGTAAATATAAGTTTTAACCATCTCTAGCGAAGTGTCGCTACCAAGGAAATCAGCCCAGGTTTCGGTAGCTCCGGTAATAGAATAACAGCTATCCGGACCTACGCCTAACTGATTAAGTAGCATTAATACAGTATTAATATGTATTATTAGGTCCTGATCAAATACATCGTATTCTGCATCTATACCCAATAACTTTTTAATGTCATTTAGTATGCTGTTATTCATTGTTTATTACCTTCTTAATTATTCTTATTCTTATTTTTATTATTATCCTTCTTGTCAGAACCGGGTAATTTTATTGGTTTGAAATTTTTATCGCCAAAATATGCTGCCACAGAACCTGCTAAGTTATACATATTAACTGTTGCTTTACCTAAATTAACAACTGAATTTATGTATTTTGAAGCATCTTCTATTTTTCCTTGCAATTCCATCTTTTTATATCTATCAAGGTTTGAAACTTTTTGAGAAAGGGCTTGCTGTATGTTGTATCTATCCAAAATATCCTGTATGTCTTTATTGGATAGCTCGTTTTTATATTTAAGCGCCTCTCTTACATCGGCTTCTTTGTAAATTCTACTTTTCTTTTCATAGTCAAGAGTCGTTTTCTTATCTACAACTTTATTAGGATCTGTTTTTTCTTTCTTTTTAAAAAGAGTGAATATCTTTTTTGGTGTATCTTCTCTTTTTTCATCTTCTCTTACTTTTCTTTTAAACCAACCCTCATTTACATTTGCCCTTTTTTGTTTTTGAGTCATCTGATCAGGTTTTAAAGGATACGGAGGACCATTTCTATGACCCCATTTTTGTTTATCTATTCCGTGATGGGCTAGATACTCATGCTCTGTATAAATCATTTTTAATTTCCTCCTTTGAAGGAATTTGGTATTATCGTTTGGTTAAGCTATAAATATATGCACCACCTGCTGCTATTGCTGCTGCCGGTAATGCTGCTATGGGTATTGTAGCTAATCCTGCTCCCGCTGCAGCTGCCAAATATCCTGCTACTGCTGCACTTCCTAAAGAACTAACCGTTGTTCCAGCAATCGTGGCAATCCTCTGATTTTCAGTTATCTCTCCGAACTGCTCTTTCTTATCTTCGTTTTCGTTGAGATATTTTATTAAGTCTCTAACTTTTTTATTATCATAAGCTATCTGAGCAGAGGATCTAATATTAGACATTGTTCCAAGTTTTGCAGCATTTTTAACTTCATCAGACTCTTCAGAAACATATTCTGCTCTTCTCTTAAGTCTATCGTCAGCTATAGAAATATGTTTATTTCTTCTTTTTATACCAGCATCAGTTAGAGAGCCATCGGCGTTCTGGTATCTTCTAATACCCCACTTCTGACCTAAGATACCGTGATGATAAAGCTCTTCATTATTAACAATAATAAAATTATTCATTTTATTTTCCCTTCTCTGTTATGTCCATTATACTGTTTTTATCGATTATTAAAATTGGATCGTTTGAAACATTTTCAAGATTTCTAATATCCACTAAAGCATTATAGCCTTTACTTTTCATATATTTAAAATATTCGTCAGCTATTTGTCCACCTTGATTTATGTTGTCTTTCCAATATTCATAAGGATCTTCTAAAACTTTTTTGTCTTTGGTTAATAAATACAATTCGGCAATCTGTCTTTTATAGTTTGGCATTTTTACATCTTTTAATAATTTTAGCGTGTACTCTTTTCTTCCACCAAATCTATTCTTATATATGTTACGATCTTTATTATTAGTATACAAATAAATCGGATAGTCCGGATCATATTCTCCAAGACGTCCCATAACAGTTCCTTTTTTGTATAAATAATCACCAGTATCCAATAGTTTTTTAGGAGAATTATTAGATATGCTATTATTTATATGGTCTTTTCCAAGCTTAGTTAAAGATCCATCTTTATTCTGGTAGCGTCTTACTCCCCACTTCTGTCCTAAGATGCCGTGGTGTATTAAGTAATTGTCTGTTGTAATAGCTATGTAATCCATAAATATCACTTACTCCTTTTCCACGGACATGTATCATTTGCCGTTCTTGTAACTGGCGGTTTGTAAGAATCTTCTCCTCCATAATGTATAGCATCATGTGTGCGCTTAGTAGTACAAATCAAGTTCTCTTCATCAAATATTTTAGGATCTCTTTTAAGAATATCCTCTTTTGTAATTGGATTAATATGGTGTATTAGAATCTTGCCATGTATGTCAAAACCTTCCAAACCTAAATCACATCCGTTGTCTCTCAAGATAACTTTGTTTCGTACAGACTTCCACTCTGGAGAATTGTACAATGCCTGATTCAAATATCGATCATATCCAAATGTTTCACTTGCTACCTTGCCACTTAACTTAAGATACTCATATCTTTCTTCATGAGTCTTCAGTTTCTTCATTTCAGAATATGATTTATTCATCGAATACTTCCACCTCATCATTTACCTTACCGCCGTAAGACTTCATAGCACTAATTGCCTTCTCATACATCTCTTCCATCTTCTTAGCAGACTTGAGAGATTCTGTCTTAGCGGTTAAGAGTTCTAACTCTCGTTTAGTTTTCTCCTGTTCAAGTTTCGCAGATGTAGAACCCAATTTTAGATAATGGGTTATTACCTGAGAAGATGCTGTTCCTTCCCTAAGTTGTTTCTCTGCTAAATCTATGGCAAGAGCTACTAATTGTTTCTCTCTACCGTCGACTGTTCGAGCAGGATTCTTAGTTATGGTGGAAGATTCTTCTATCTTCTCACTCTTTTTCATTTACTTTACCTCTGATTAAAAATAGTTTTCAGAACTTTCATAGAGCTATCGAACAGTTTCTGCATACTTTTTGTACGTACATACTAAAGGAGACCTAAAAACTAATGAACGAAACTCATTAACGTTGCAGAATATCCAAAAGGTACTCGCCTTTGTACCTAATGAATGTAGGCGTATCTGTTGGATAGCCCTATGAAAGTTCTGAAAGTTGTTAAAACTGTACCACTGGGGGAGCTGAAAGACTGAACTGTTTTTCTGAAATATCCCTCCGGGGGAAAATTTAGG